ATTATATTTACTTATAAGGGCTAATGCTATGCGAAAAGCCTATGAATAATCTATTTTTTAAAAAGCTTAAGCGGCTTAAGGGGCAAGCCTTGCCCGAAAGCCTAAATGAGAATGATTATCATTTGCAATACCACATGAGTGAGAAAACCATGCAGCAAATCTTTTGATGAGATTTAATTAAGAAAATGGATTTTTCGCCTAGCTTTTCCACATTCCAATCAAAACTTTTGTTATTTCTTTTTGCCTTTTTTTTGGTTACTCATTGCTAAAGCAATAGCTACAGCTTGTTTTGGTGAAGTTACTTTTTTAGGTGATTTGCCAATATTTAATTGACCTTTACTGAATTCGGACATTACTTTAGTAACTTTAGCTGCTTTACCAGCTTTTGTTGTAGGTTTCTTCATTTTTTATCCAAAAAAAAGCCCTTAATTTATAAAGGCTTAAATGTATTACGGAGAGTATGGGCGAGACTATCCCAACAGGCGAATTATAGCATAGTTAAATACTCGTGTCAAGCGACTATACGCCTTGAAGCCATAGATAGCATGTTATCAAAAGCAAGACTTAATTGGTACTCATAGTCATCGTATTTAGAGGTCTTTAGGTATCTAGCGTAGACTGCATCCTTCTGATTGCTGGGTAGACTGCTTATAATTGCATCAATTGTTCTAACATTGGTCATATCCATCTCTGACACCATCTCTTCGAAAGCATCGCTAGTAGATTCACCGCCACTAATCATGCCAATAGACTTGCTAGGGTATCCCAGCTTTGTGCTAGGTGCGTGCATCCATAAAGCCCAGTCATCAAGTATCTGTTTCAGTCTATCTATGTGCATTAGCTTCCTCTTCGGTATGTCGATAAATGCTTAATATCCTACCACTAAAGTCTGGCATAGGATGAAATATATCTTGCAACATTGGAGCTTTAGTCTTCCAGTATAAATGAAACTTATTAGACTCATCAGCACTTATGACACCCTGTGAGTGTAGATTATAAACTACAGTCTGAACTTTCCTAGTATTTGCTTTTAACCTATTTGCAATCTCTGGAATAGTTAAAGGGTTATCGTCTATCATATTAATGATTCTATTTCTAAACGTTTCTATATCGACTGACTTGCCTTCTAATTCGTATTGTCTTTGATGTGGGTTCATTTGTTTAGTTCGTAATATTTACTTACTGTTTTCATATCCTCAAATAACACTTGAGTTACTTTATCTTTTCTACCATCTCTTGTATGAATTAAATATACTCCCTTGCCCTTTTTAAAATTATTTGATTGAAGTTTGCTCATTGTTAAATCTAATAATTGTTTTCTGCTAATAACAAACCAAGTTTTTTCTCTTTCAAAAACTATGTAATCTGCTTGACCTTTAATCCATCCACACTTACCAGATATATTAGTACCTTCTACCCATACAGAATCCATTATTACTTTATCTGTTGAATATTTTAATTTTCCAGAACTTTTAACGTCAAATTTATATTTGTTATTATCAATAAAATTTAATGTGCCTTCAACATCCCAATGCTCATATATATCTTGTTGCTTTGTTGGATAATTAATGTTTATTAAATACTTATCTGCAAATCTTTTCTCAGCGTCTTTACCGTATTTAAAACAATAATCAAAATATTGTTTCACGAGACATCCACCACTTTACATTCCCAACGACTGCCAACTTTACGCCACCCATGCACGTTCACTTTTATATTAGCTTTTCTTACTATCCCTATTGTATCACTATCAGCAATTTTTTTAACTCTTGCAGATATATTTGTATAACTTGTGGTTTGGACTGCTAACACTTCATCTTCTTTTATAGCAAGAAGATCGCACCAACCCCACATATCTTGGCGAATTTTACAAAAGTGATTAAATTTCTCTGTAATGGATACAAGGTATCCTTCTGCTCGTAATTTCTTAAGGCTTAACTGCGTTGGGCTTGTCGCCATCAAATTGACTTTCGTTAGGTTTTTCAAATCCATCTTTAAAACGCTTTTCTACTTCACCAGTAGATTTGTTTAATTCATATTCATAAGCGTGTGGTGATACGTCATCACTATTATTTTTCTTTCTAAATATTTTATTCCAATTGTTTTCTGCTTCTGTTTCAGAGATTAACAATGGTCTTCTTCCAGAACCTTTACCCAATTTTAATTACTCCCCTATCAAATAACAAACCAATAGTTTTACGATGAGCAGACTCCCATGCTTCAATTCTTTCATGCCTGTCTAACTCTTTGTTGTTGTCTATCATATCATGGCATTGATAACATAGGCTAGCGATGCGATAGTCGTTTGCTTTAATTCCTGTGCCCTTGCCATCACGCTGTTGATTAGAATGAGCAGCACATACTGTTCCGTCTTCTCTACCACACATAGCACAAGGGAACTCACGCACTGCTTCTAACAGTTTCTTACTACGATAATTCATAAAAATACCTAATGAGTTTAGCAACGCCACCAACAAACCATACAATGCAAATTATAACTATGCCATCTATAATTGGTTGTCTCATAATTCCCAACTCCATCCAAGAGTAGATGCCCACCTTTCACAGCTCTCTTGATAATCGGTCATTTCTTTAGTAGTAAGTTTTGTTGTTGACTTAACTAACTCTACAGGATGACCAGCGATCTCTGTTTGATAGCGTAAAAACTTATAGCCAAGAAGCTCATGGACTGTGCTTGGGTCTTCACCAATGTAATTAGCAATTGAACCATATAGCGACCACAGCCTTTCATTCTGCTCAAGTGACCTTACTACTTTTTCCTCGCTAATATTCACACGCCACCTTTTAGTTAAATCAAGAGCTTTAATCTTTGTTATTAAGTTTTCGTAATTGTACTTCGTCAAAACGAATCGAATCATATTTGTCATCCCATCCTTTAGATTTAAAAGTTACACCTTCTTTAGATGTTGCTTTGTAAGTAGCATCTTTGCCATACAACTTTTGAACATATTTTATAAATTCATTTATGGTCATGGTCGTTCCTTGTAACTTAAACCTTTTTTATCAAACCAAAAATTCCATTTACCCTCTACAGGATAATTACGTTGCTTTTGTAAATACACTACGCAATCTGGAATACCTTTTAAATCTTCTTCTGTCTTATCACCTGTTTCAATATCATACTCTTTCTTCTTATTGCGGAATACACAAATTATGTTATCACATAAATTGCGAATATGCGAGCTGCCTAAAATGTGAGTAGCATCTGGAACTACGTTTTCATCTGCCATCTTACGAGTATGTGCAACCAAGAATACATGTACGTTTAAATCACGACACGTTGTAGCAAGTCTGTCTATAAAAAGTTTTTGTCTTTCATAATTGTCTTCAGAAATATCTGACATCTTCATAAGAGAATCAATTACAAACACTTCTACACCTAATACATGCTTACCCCAATACAATGTAGCAATCATATCTTCTGATGTAGTAGAGCCTGTTTGGTCATAAAGATATAACTTTTCTTTAGCACGATCACAAAACTTTATAACATAATCATCTGTAGGTTCTGATGACTTTAATGTTTGCTGCACCATCCGAGCAAGAGTTAATACAGGTCTCATCTCTAAAGAAGCAATTAAACATTTAGTGTCTTGTTTCATTAAAGATAAAACAATTTGAGACAACCACATGCTCTTACCATGACCAGACACTCCTGTCAAGACAGTTAATTCAGCAGGTCTTATTTTAAAGTCATCTTCCGTTTTAACGAAGCCCAACGATTTGCCAGAGTGTATTTCAGAATTAAAATATCGAACAACCTCGTCAGTAAAAACATCCGTACTCTTAACAAGAAATTCTGCATTTGCACTTTCACCTTTATAATATTCATTTATAATATCCTTGTTGACTGTTAATTTTTCTAATGCGTCACCTATGTTCATTTAGCACCATCCCATACATTCCTAACTTTTTGCAATTCATCTTCCCATCTTTCTTGATTAATATAAGTTAGTGGTGCGGGGTTAAATCCTTCTTTCCATGATTTAGTTTTACTCATTTCTTTTACATGGTAAATAATCTTGTCAGCAATTTTATCCAAACCCTTGCTACCCCATTTTTCCATACAAGGTTTTTTACCTACTTTTCTATTGGCTGGATACTCTTTCCAAAAATCTTCAAATCGCACAATAGATATTATCTTATCTACTCTTATCTTATCTGGGGCATCCGATGGGCATACAATGTCTAGACTTTGGGTAGACAAAGGGCAGAGCCAATCTTGTAAAGTTTCTAAAGCATTGATTACATAGTCTTTATCTTTACGCAGTCTAAATGCTATAATATCAACATTAGGTAACTTACCTTCATCTTGACTAGCTAAACACCATAGTTCAAAAAGTGTTGACTTTTGATCAGAAGTTAGTTTAAACCAATCTAAATTATTTAAAACATCTCTACCATAAATTTTAAACCAAGTCATTTCTTTACGATATTTTGGATTAGAAACATTGTATAAATTAAACTTTTCCCAGTTTTTAATTTTGTACATTTTTTTTCTCATCTGGATCTTTTAATGCTGATTTTAATATTGCCAATATTAATGTATATTGGTTTTCTGATAATTCAAAACCACCATTATTTAATTCGCCTTCTGATGCTTGAAAAATAGTACTTATAGATACCAATGCGTCTCTGCTAGTCATATTACTCTCCTTGTACAACTGGTTGTTGTTTGTTTGCAATAATATCTTTTATCTGATATGCACGCAACTCTGGAATAGGTTTATCTAAATTTTTAGACCAATGCTGTACAGCCTGTCTTGTTAAGCCTAATGCTTTTGCCATTTGGTACTTTGTTTTGAAATATGAAACAGCCTCTTGATACGTCATTTTTATCTCCTTTATTTAACGTAAAGCGATATTAACATGTATAAAAATTATAGTCAACTAATATAAAAGTCGGATAAATACCCCCCCATTAAAATACTTGTTGACATAAAAATTGACTAGGAGTATAGTGGCTGTTCTAGTTTAGGAGTGAGTATGAAGGTAGATAGATTTATGCGTATTATCACTAATGACAGGCTACAAAAAAAGTTTACACAAAAGTTCTATTATGTGGTAAAGTGGTTTTTAGTAATATTTTGGGGATATTTTTTATGGCACATTCTTTAAAACATATATCAGTTATTCTTGCTGATCTTGTAAAAGAGCTTAAAGAAGATAACGACAAATGGGAGAAAACAAATGAGTCAAAGACAACATTACGACCAAGTAATGATGGAGCAACACGAGAAGGAAGTATTAGAAACATTACATCATGTAACAGGGGAGAAGAAGATGAGCATACACAGTAAGTTAATGCAAGCAAGATTAAAGTTACAAACAGCAGACCTTAAAAAGTCTGGTCATAATAAATTTGCTGGATACAAGTATTTTGAGTTAGGTGATTTCTTACCTACTATTCAAGAGATTTGTAATGAGGTGGGTATCTGTGGCACAGTCACATTTTATACAGACATAGCAATTCTTACTATTACAGACATGGATGATGCTACACAGTTTATTGAGTTTAAATGTCCTATGTCTTCAGCAGCTTTAAAAGGTTGCCATGATGTGCAAAACTTA